GGTGTCATTGAGAGTTTATTTAATTTTTTTCACCAACATCGATTTTGACATGTTTGCTGGATCTTGCTCAGCGATCTCCCAATCACTCTCTGAGTCTTCTTTCTTTCTTCCCTTCTGATTACTTTCAATAGCACTTTTAATCTTCTGCAGCGTACTATTAGCTGGAGGCGTGGTCACCCACGTATCTGGCCAATAAACACCTTGCGGATAACTAACTGTTTGAACGTAAGTCTTCGGTATTCCCATAAATGTGCCAAAGCGGAAATCATCACCAACTGATTTTAAAACTGTTAAAGGTCTTACAAACGGTGCTGTTCCCGGTGAGGCAGAATATGGGTATTGTAATATTGTCCAAGCTATCATAACTCCTGTTGTCACTATATCTGGGGACAAATTAGATGGAATAGATCCTTGTATTGTAGGTAGAACATTGTAAATTGATGCGAAAGGTATTTCTATTTCGCTATAATTTACTATTCCATGCCCTACCCAGTCCTGTGCATAATTTATTCCTGTAATTAGTCCTGTCAATAATTGCGAATCACCACCCGCTGAACTTGTACCACCAATTATTGCTGTTACATAATTGGCAGCTAACCAAGCCCAATTTGGTCGGGCAGCTTTCGGAACTTCTGTATCGGTAAATTGTCCATGAGGTATATAAAACACCCCTGAGTTTGCTGGTGTTAAATCATTCGTGGTAGGATTTTCCACGTTTCCAAAAATAAATTTGTAACGCATCGAACCTCTCCAAAAACGATATTCTGGTCCATAAAAATTCAAAGGTGTAACATGATTCCCTAAGACCCTCTCAGATGTTCCATATGTTCCATAAGAAATATCGCTAGGTTGAACTGGTATAACTTCAAAAATGAGATACGGTAACGGTTGATTAGCCGGAATCGCTGAAGTATTAAAAAGCGGGGTGTAACCTGCTCCTTGATCATTAGATGTTGTTGCGGTATAACTTTGTGCTGTATACGTATAAATGTTATTCCTCTTAAACGGATAATATCGCCTCAATAACGAACGCAAGTCCTTCACTGGGGCCATATGACCAAAATGATCATCCTTCATCGGTCCTGACATATCAGGTGGTCCCACCCTTAATGCCCCTACTAATAAAGCAGATGCATCAGGTGGATTTGGTGCCGTACTCGTCCCGGCTTTCGCTCCTCCACCGTTATCTCCTTGTGCTTTTGCTGCAAGAGGTATCGGTACTATCGTCGTAATTGTTGAGATGAAAGTTTGATTAATATTTGATGGCATATAAACTTCAAAATCCTTTGCTCCTGAATAAGAGAGGATGATGACGGCATCAGGTGGTGCAACATTTGTTGTTTGCAGTTGCG